GGAACAAATTGATAACCTGGGACAAAAAAAGTAAAGTAATCACTCAATTCTTGTGCGATGTTTCGTTCACACTCAAACTGAATGAATACTTCATTCTTCTTATGTAGAATTAAATCAGACACCTTGGATAAATCTTTCCCAGGCTATAAAGTCACGGAGTTGGAATGTGCGAGAGTTTAATTCTTTAAGTATTGAACCACACACATCCACAATTTCTTCGTGCATAACTTTAATGGCCATGCGTTTATTAATATCATCATCGGCTTCAATATAGTTATTGACTTCAGCCTTCAATACATAAGGGAATGGTTCCCAACCATATTGTTTAAGTTGGTCTTCGTCTAGTTTACCTGTATAGTATTCCCATTTTAATACTCTCATTTTGTTTAATTTAAATTCAGATTCTTTGGCAAGCAAACGATGCCTCGAAAGAATATTTAAGTATTTACTATGGAGTTTGGGAATGTCGAGTAGAGCTTTGCCTGGTTCCGTTCTATCAATATCGGAATCCTTGCGCCACATTTCTAATAATTCATCAAGTTGGTTCATAATTTAAAATCCTCCTATTAAGAGGATACAATAAAGTCAATGCTTTGTCAAGCGTTATTTAAAATAATTTTTCAATATCATAGTAAGTGTACCGAAATGTAGCATCGGCTGTTACAGGTGAATCAGGTGAATCGGTAGCAGACATTACAAAAGTTGATAATGTCGTAGGGAATACACCATAGAATTTAAATTTATAGTAAGGTGTATTTGATGATGATAACAATGTAACTGTTGCATCAGAATACTGTGGAGTTTTTGTTTGAATCTGTGTAGTATATTTGTTTAGTTTGCCTAATTTTTGATATTCTTCATATTCTTTAGGAAAAGTCATAGCACGAATCCAATCGTGTATTTCAATCCAAGACTTAAGCTCTTCATCTACCAAAAAGGTAATGTTCAATAAGTCGTATATTGCTTTTTCACCTGGCACATATATGTCAACAAATGGTGTAGTTTGTGGAACTTCAGACAATGAAATTCCAGGCACACTTAATGATTGGCAAAAGTATTGCACATTAGGTGACCTAGCAAAGTTTAACTGAAACTTATTAGGCTGTAAAAAATTAGGATTACTTGGGTTTCGATTAGTAGCTGTCATAGATGGTATTTATGCTCAAAAAAAAGAGGACTCTTTTTAGGGAGTCCTCTTTCGAGATAGTCAATTAAGACTAATATTACATTAAGTTTTGGATCTTGAATGCTCTGTAATAGTTATTAGAGAGAACATTCAATGCACCAGCGCCTTGTGAAGTACCTTCAGCGAATGGGTTAGCAACTAAACCGTAACGAGTTTTGAAACCAATTTTTGGTTGGAAATTCGTTGTGTCAACTGCACGAACCATTTGTAAAGGAACATATGGGCAATAGAACAAACCAGCATCATAAGCATTTGAACCTTTGTAACCAACAACTGCAAATTCTGAAGATGCAGATGTAGGAGCATATGGATCAATATACACTTTAATGCGACCGAATAATGTACCAGCAAATGTATTGCCTGTATCATCAACAGTTAGGTTAACTTGTGATTGTAATGCAGATTGGTAATCAAGGATACCAGCCATTGCAAGAGCAGAAGCAACATCAGAAGAAACGATAAGAACATTACCTTTACCTCTACGAGTTGTTTTAGCAATTGTATTAGCTTCTCTTTCGATTTGGAAAGCGAGACCCTTAACTTTTTCAACCATCCAGCGACCGTTTGAATCGGTGTCAAGATTGAAAGAACCAACATTTGTTGTACCAACAGCACAACCTTGTTTAGCAGTACCGTAGATAGTGCGAACAACTTCACGGTTGATTTCAGCAAGAATTTCAGCAGACAAGATGTTTGCTAATTCTGTTTCTGCATCTAAACCATGAACTGCTTTCAAATCTTGTGCTAATTCAATTGAGTATTCTGCCTTCAAAGCACGAGTCTTTGCAGTAACAGTTACTTTTTCAATTGAGAAAGCCATTTCTTTGAAAGTTAAATCTTCAGCAGTAGCAGTTGCCATAGCAGCAGTAGCAGTTGCATTACCAACGAAAGCACCGTTAGCATCAGCAGCAGCACCAACAGCAAGTGTTGTTTGAGCAGCACTACCATTAGCACCAAAAGCTGTGTTAGCTTCGTTATAGAACGCTTCAGCCGCACCAGCAGTTACATTAGCTGATGAGTATGTTGAGCGCATAGCGAAAATAAGACCAGTAGGGCCTGTCATTGGTTGAACACCGCAAATATCATAAGCGATTAAGTTCGGTAATGAACGGCGAACTAAACTGATTAGGATTGGGTCAAAACCAGCAACTGGACCACCAGCAGCAGCTGTACCACCAAAACCACCTGTACCAGATGAGTTTGCTGGAGATGCTTCGTTAAGAATACCACCTGCTTTTTGCATTTCGAGAGCTTGATTCTCTAATACTACAGCAGTAACCGCTTTACGGTATGGGTCTTTAATTGGTGCTAAATCTGGATGATCCAGAACACCTTCCCATTTTTTTTGTAATTGTTCGGACAAATACATTTTTTTTATCTCCTAGTTTTTACTTGTTAATTAAAATTTAGTTTTAGAAATTGCGTTAGCTACTGATGCAACAAATGGATCATTAATTTCCACTTTCTTGTCATCAGCTTCTTCAACTGTTTCGTTTAGTGATTCTGCATCTGCCTTTTTAAAGTTAGATGGAAAATAGTTCTCACGGATTGTTTCAAGTTTGTTTTTGTATTCGTCCTCTGTGGAGAATTCAACACTTTCTGCAAGTGATTTGATTTTTTCAACTTGAGTATCTGTAAGATTTTCACATACTACACGAGTAAGTTCATTTTTGCGTGATTCAATAAGAGCCTTTTTAAACTCAACACCACGCTCGATTTCTTCGTCAAGTTTGCTTTCAAGTTCTTCAACTTTACCAGCAAGTTCGTCAACGAGGTCGACTTTTTCAGCAGGCACATCAATATAATGTTCTGCGAATAGGTTGCGAAGACCAGCAATAAAGTCATCTGTTAATTCTGAGCGTAAGCCAGATTCAATAGCAATTTCATTGTCTGCCATCCATTGTTCAACAACATAAGAAAGATAGTCATCAACTTTTTCTGTTAAGTCGTCACGAACAGATGTGATAGCTTCTTCAAGCATATCAGCATATTTGGATTCAATTTCTTCTTGGATTTGTGATACACGGTCAGTAACACGAGCTTCGAAAATTGTAGAAATTTTAGATTTAAAATCTTCAGAAATTGTAGAGTCATCAGCAAACAATGAATCAACATCTTCTTTCATTTTTTTCTTCATCAATTCTTTCTTTTCTTCCATATCATGTGACTTCTCAGCAATAACTTCTTCTTCTGATTCTACTTCTTCTTGTTTAGCAGAAGCGTCAGAAGGTTTAGTTTTTGGTGCTTCAGCAGTTTTAGCTGATTTAGAACCATCAACTTTATACTTGTCGTAGATATCGCCGCCAGGTTTGTTAGCGTCAACATCTTGTTTTGGACCGCCAAGGTCTACGACTTCTGCGTCCGCTTGATACTTTTGCATTGGTTCCGCAGGTGCTTGTTTCTTACTTGTTGCAAGAATGTCGGCAGCGGCTTCCATGAGTTTATTTGTTGCCATTAGGGAATCTCCTTTATTTGATTTCTTATTTATAATATTAAAGTTTTCGTATGTAGTTTTCAAACAATTTAAGTGCAACTTCTTCAATTTGGCGTGAAGATGCTCTTTGAATTTGTTTTTTTGCATTGTCAAAGTCAGCTTCTACAAACTTACCTTCAACAAACATCCATTCTTTATTTTCCATGATGCCATTTACGAAAGCACCTGGAGCTGATGGATCCGCAACAATGTCTGCCGCTGTTGCTAATTTTAGGTCATCTTGGACTAGGTTATAACCTTCTCTAGTTTGAGTGACGGAGCCTAATGCTCTTGATGAAACACCAATACTTACATCATTGTCAATAAAGTTTTTAACTATTTGACCATATGGAGTTTCAAGAATAAGAGCTTTGCCATAAAATGTGCTACCGTCTTCGACAAGTGAAACAATTTTATGTGATACTCTTTCAAGATTGATTGATGGTGTGTCAGGATGGCCCAACTCACCTAATGCACGATTAGTTTTAATGTATTCTTCATTGTAACGCTTTACTTCGTTACGAAGTGTTTCCATTTTATACATACGATTATTTCGATTTACTGTATCACCAACTAAAAAAGTGCCTTCGATATAAAGATTTTTCTTGCCGTTTTCAGATGTCTCTGTAAGATATTTTACATCTTCAACGGTTTCTCTGATTAGTTTCATTTTAGAATCCTGTTAATGCCACATTGTAAGATGTGTCTTTTGTAATTTCCATAACAAGCGAACCGCCAGTAGTAATAGTAATTGCAAGGTTAGATGTTGAATTATTTGCAATTGAATGCCCATATTCATCTAAACGCATTTCACCAGCATTATGCAAAGATAACATAGGAACATTATTGCGTGTAATTGAAATGTTACCATTGGTTGACCAAGTGACCCTTTTAATAGCTGATGAGTTAATTGTTTCACCAACACCACCAGTATTAGCTGCTAAATCTTGTAAATTAATTGTGTAAGTGCCAGGATCAACACAACGAAGTATTGATGATGACCTTTGAGTATTTTTTAATTCATATCCCATTTTATTTTAATCCTAATCCGGCTCTTCTACGCATTGACATTTTTCGTTTGATTAATGTTCTGCGAAGCTTTGCTCTCCTGGTTGTTTTCCATGACCGTTTTAATAAACGGGCTTTCCTTAATCTTGTTGTTGCAGGTATTCGTTTAACAGTATTACCTGAAATTCGATACCCTTTTATACCAGAGCGTCTCTTGTTCTTTTGAACAACGATACGACCTTTAGCATTTCTTCTTATTCTACGGCGAATCTTTTGGATTCTTCCCATTTTAATAATATTGGGATTCCGTTTTGTGGCTTCTTCTAAATCAACTTCTTCAAACCTATCAGCAGCTACATATTGCTTAGCCTCTTCAAGACGCTGAGCAACCATTTCGTTTAGACGGTCAAATAATTCTTGTTTTGCTTCGTCTAATTTGTTCTGTAATATTAAGTCAACAAATTTCATTTTAAATGTTTAAATGAAAAACCTGCTGCTTTTTGTAGATGTTGATTAGACTTGCCAACCATATCTGCAAATTTCTTTTTGTTTTCATCATTTAAACTTTTATGCACCGTCAATATTGCATGTGCAGTTTGGACATCAACTTTACTTGATGTTCCGTCTTTATGTTTTACTTTTCCAATTTGATGTTCATCTTTAATTTTTTGCAATTGTGAGATAGCATCTTCTTCAAGTGTATTTATATCACTTGTAAAATTTTCTGCCTGAATTGCACCATCAACATTGTAACCATATGGAACCGTGAAAGACTTGTTAAGTTTCTGATTGTAGTAAAGTGCAACCTTTTGATTATTAGGATAAAGGCGAATAGCTTTTCTACGCAACACCAAAACAAATGGAGGATCAGTAAGTGGGTCTTTTGCTGCTTCTGTAAATTCTTCTACATCCTCACGAACAGCCTGTCTTGCTTTAGTGAATATCTGTTTATTGTTGGTAATTAAGTCTGTCATTTTATTGAATAGACTTTGTACCAATGCTCTATCGGTAGAATTAAAAGTTGGTTTCTCATCTTGCATCTTATCTAAAATGCGATGAAGTCTTTGAAGCTGGGTCTTATTAGCTAAACCAGCTCTTACCAATGCGTCAAATTTAGAGAAATCTTGTTTTTCTTCCTCTACAATTGGCGCTTCTTTAAATTCTTTTAAACTTATCATAGTTAAGCTTGTGTATCTTCCGTATCTTGAACTTCGATATCACTCATTTGGATACCATTGATTTCATTAGCATCCATAACTTCGATATCTTCTTGTTGTTCAGCTTCTTTACCACCAAACATCGATTTAGCAATTTCAATTTTTCTGTCTTCAAGTGATTGAAATGCACGAGCAGACATTAAATCTGTTAATGTATCTTTAGCTTGAGCGGCATCGCCAGCTGCAAGTTGGTCAATAAATTGTGATGTTTCCATAATTTTCTCCGTTAATCTCTATTTATGTTACTATATTTTTCCACATCAGCATCAAGTTGTGGAGTTTTTGAATCTTCAACACCGTTATCTTGAGTGTTGTCTTCTGGTGGGAATTGGTCAGGTGAAACTTGCTCACCGCCAGCTGCCATCGTTGGACCACCAGTACCATCTTTATCTTCTTTAGCAATTTCTGCATCCATCTGTTCGATAAGTTCATCGTCCATTTGAAGAATATTTTTACGAACCCAATTAACAGAGTAGTATCTACCAATGTATGGGTCAACTGTTTGTAATAAGGTAACTCTTTCACGGAGAAGTTCTGCATCACGCATCTCTGTAAAGTTGTTATCTTTTAAGAAGTCAAAATAAATGTCTTCTTTAAATATTTCCCATTCATCTGTGGTACAAATACCTTTAAGTACCAATTGAACACGAAGTGCTTGGTCAAAGATTGTTGAAAACTTGTTTCTTAATCTCTGAATAAATTTAGCAAACTTAACTTCGTCACGGGTAACTTCAGTCGTTCTACCAATACCAATCATACCACCTTGTTGTGGTTCTAATCGTGAAATAGGAACATTCAATGAATTGAGAAGTTTTTGTCTAAAGTATTTGACATCTTCCAATTCGCCAAGGTTTTGACCAGCTGGTAGAGTAGTAATCTCGGTACCCTTGCCACCTTCACGGCGTGGAAGCCAGAAGTCTTCAAGCATTGACATATGCTTGCGGTCATCTCTTAATTCACCAGTCTGAGCATCATACACCATTTTATTACGGTACTTGACCATAATATCACGAAGATATTGTTCAGCTTTACCTTTAGGAAGATTACCTACATCGATGTAGAAAATTCTTCTTTCAGGTGCTCTTGATAAACGGTAAATAACAATCGCATCTTCAATCATTCTTAACTGATTTAAAGGTTTGATTGCTTTATGTAAATATGAAATAACGAATGTATTTTTTGCATCCATTAATCCAGAATTTACATTAATAATTGATTCTGGTGCAATTCTTAAACCGGCATTAATATTACTTGTATATGTTTGTGTTGTCTGACCTTTGTCATTATACACATAGTATTCAGCAATTGAATTAATAATGGAAGCACCAGTTTTTGGATCTCTTCCTTTTTTAACTTCACGCACTTTACGAATCTTGCGTGGGTCAATATATCTTAATTCTTGAATCCCTTCTTTTGGATTCTTTTCATTAACGACCACATGATAGTTTAAACGGCCGTCAATATACCATCGTTTGAATAGGTCATCAGCCAAATTGCTAAAATTAAGCATTCTTTGGATGGTATCAAATTCTTCAATGATTTTCTTTTTAATAGACTCTGGTTGTTTAAGTTTATCTAAAACGATACTTACAACTTTACCAGTTTCATTATGAGATATGGCTTCATTGACAATATCATCAATGGCCATTTCTAATTCTGGATGATTAGACATCTCACGATAGCGAGTGACTAATTCAATTTCATTTCGAACAGAGCCTTCTAAATCAACATAAGTTCCATAGTGAGCATTGGATGTAATGGTGACTGCACCATCATCCATCGTCTCTGTTGGAAGTGCGAAAGAGGCTTGCTCAGGAAGTTGCGGTTGAACAACATCCTTGCGACCTAGGGTAAACCCAAAAAGTTTCACTGCCATATTATATCATCCTAAAAAAATAGAGAAGGACCGAAGTCCCTCTCACTACACTACACCGGCTTCTACTGCTTCCCACCATTGGTATGATAGTGATACAGTAAATTCCTCAATTGCATCATTAGCACCCCAATCAACATCGATTGGTGCTATATCTGTTGGAAATAAACCAACAAATTTATATTTTTTGAGTGTATTACCTTGTTTGCCAAATTGTGTTACTTGACCATCAACTGTGTATCCTGCAGGAGCCTGAGCTACTGGATTACGCACATTAAGATTGTGACTGTTAATACCGTTCATCCATCTTTCGAAAGCGTTACGGATAATAAAGTCTTCATCATTGACGATAGTTATTGTCCAATCTGCGAATGTTCTATTTCCTGCAAACTTTAATTCACGACCAAAGTATTGAACAGGCACAACACCGATTGTTGCTCCGGGAAGTTGTGCTGTTTTACACATGAAAGTTAATTTTGTTTGTGCGTTTGCTGGTAAAGAAAACGCAGGAAAGGGCATAGCCACCTCGAACAGATTTGGACGAGCGCCGTCACCAACTAATTGGCTACGGAATTCATTTACATTAAATGCCATTTATTTTCTCCTGTTTCTCTATTTATTAGAACTTACCAACAACTTCATCGAATGAAACACCAGTTCGAACGGCAACAAAGTTAAGTTGAATAAAGTTGATTGAACGAGCAGGTTTGATGTATATATCACCAACAAACTCATTTCTATCGATAACTTCTGGCGTATTATTTGACTCATCGCAAACTACACGGAAGTCGTAAATACCACGGCGACCTTGAACATCTCGTAAGAATGGTTCTACAAGATTTACAAATGAAGCACGAGTGAATTGGTCGTTGAATTCAAATAATGAGAAACGAGCTGCACGAGCAATTGCTTTCTCAAGGACAATGAATAATCTACGAACATTGATACGGTCAAACGCACTTGGTTTGCTTAGAAGTGTCTTGTCACCAAATAACACAGTACCTTCGCCTTGGAATGTAACAATAGGATTAATACCCTTTACATACAAATCATCACGATTTGTCTTTGTTGGATTCCATGCAAGCTTGATTGAGTTTTTAATAATACCACGATTTAAACCACCCGGTGAGAACCATGGATCTCTTTCGAGGTCTGTTCTTGCACATAGACCAGCGATGTCACCATTCAATGGTACCCAGCGATATACATCGTTATATTTGTCGTATTGATATTTCCAATTAGCATCTAATACAGCATACGATGTGCTTGTTAGTGTGTCACGATATGCTTTAATGTCTGTAACTTCATCATTAGCATTGTCAACACAATCTGCTTTTTCTGGAGATAAGAATACTAGGCAATCTTTACGAGTTTCTGCCATTGAAATAAGACTAGCTGCAACAGTAGCGTCAGCAGGACCTGAAACAACTAAATTGATATCTACTGATTCAGCAGGATCAAATAAATCGTAAGCAGTAACCACATTGGCAGTTGAAACTGTGCCATCAGCACCACTTGCAAGAGATAATGTTACATTAGCTGCAAGTTTTGTGAATGGTACATTAGAAGCTGCATTACCCCAATTTGAAGAAGCATTAGCATATGTAGCTGTTGTATTTCCTGTTGGGTGTGATAACCAGTGAATGTATCTTGATTTATTTGCAAGAACATTTTTATAGTAGTTTGTATTGCCTGAATCGTCTTTAGCATCAGATGCTTTAGAAACATATGCAAATTTCTCTAATACTGTACCTTGTGTACCTGTAAATTTACCATCTTCGTCAACAACGATAATATGAATTTCGTCATTAGCGCCACCTTGATTTGCAACATAAGTTGAAGTGTTAGGTGTTGTTGAGAACTGTGTTGCATATGTCCATGTAGAATATGTGTTAGCATCTGCCATAGAAACTTTGATTGAATTACCTAAAGCACCTGCATAACGAGCTGCAAATTCGCCTCGTGCAACAGAACCGCCTGAGTAGTTTGCTAACCAGTCATCGTCATTTTTAATTAATACTGCAGCTGCTGCCGTTGTATTAGCTACAGCGTTTAGTGTTGATGCGATACTAGCCGCACGAACAACTTTTAAGTTATTTGAGTATGCAAGAAAGTTTGCTGCTGAGAACCAGTATTCATAGACTGTTGAGTCTGGCTTGCCAAATGTATCAGCAAGACGAACTTCATCAGATATAGTAGTAATTACGCCAATTGGACCCCATGCAAACGGCCCCGCAAATGCTCCAATTGAAGTTGGAACGGAAGGGACAATTGTAGTCAAATCGATTTCTGATACATTTACCCCAGGTGAGAGCTGAAATGCCATTGGATTTCTCCTTTAAATAATAGCTTTACGAATAATATATTGTTGTTAAATTCTTTTATAGTCTATTTAGTTATTTAAAAACTTGAGGAGGAAGTATAACCCTTTTCGGTCCAAATATCGTTGTTTTCTCGGTCTATCGATATTTCTTCTCGTCTTCCGTCATCAATTATGCCAACCGGTACTAAATCTTCTTCACCCAACATATTTTGTTCTGCCAACATCAGCTTGCGAACATCAATAGAGGTTGAATCTTTAAAGAAAGTTTGTGCCGTCAACCATGAAAATAGAACTAATCCCATAACTAAATCGTCATTATTACCTTCTTCAGCTGCATAACTATCACGAACCCTTGAAAAGGTATTCATTTCAGCTATCGTGTCAAAGTCATTAATGATTAACTTATCATTTTCGACAAGTGTTTTTAAGTTAGCACACCCAATTTTCTTAACCGTTTTGGTTGTTTTAATACCAAAAGAAGTAGACCGTCTAAACCCAGCCGATATACTTTGACCTTTAATATGATGGTGCTCTAACTTATAAATGTTTTCGTATTCTAAATCATAATGTAAAATATCAACCACTTGTTGACCAATGTTATTAGTCTCAATCAGAGCATAAGCTTCATTATATTTTTTCGCAATAGAGTAAATAACTGTTGGAAAAAACAATAAAGGCAACTTATTATTACGGTATTTAGCAACTTGTTTATAAGGTGTTTGCGTTGCATCAATTACATTAATCGTTGAATAATCTTGTTCAACACCTTCAGCACAATCAACCGTGGCAATATACAAGTGACCTGGTATAGGTTGTTCGTATATGTCAAATCCTTCTTCCGAAGATAACGGATTATGAAAGGCTAAACTTCTTAACTTGGCACCAGAAATCAATGTTGCTGATGACCCAATAAATTCTGTTTCAAACTCTACACGGAACTGTTCTTCACTTGTATTCCGTATCGTTTCTTCTTTCCAAGCCTGGTCTCGACCTGGTACCATTGACCAATGAACCTCAACAGGTTTGTATGTTGAGCGCCCTTCAATTGCATCTGTCCACATCTTATAGAACAGATTAAGACCATTTGGTGTTGATACTATAATAACTTTGGTCGTTTGACCAGAAGATATCACAGGATATGTTGACTGGAAGAAGTCTTGTGCCATATTATGTGGCACAAAAGCAAACTCGTCAAGGAATATCAGGTTATAAGAACCGCCTCGGACACCATCAGCTGATGTTGCATAGGCAAATATCTTTGAACCATTTTCTAATTCTATATTACCTTTGTTCCAAACAACGATACCTTGTTGAAGCCAAATAGGTAAATATTCATAGGCCTTTGTTAATCTATCTAAAATCTCACGAGCCAAAGAACCCTTGTTAGCTAAGATACCAATTGTATAGTCTGGATTAAATAATACACACCACAACATATAACCAACCGCTGAAGTTGTTTTACCAACTTGACGAGGCATCTTTGCAATACTAAATCTATTCTCATGGAAAGACCTGACCATATCTTCTTGGAATGGCCACATTTCAAATGGAACCAAACCACGGTCCACATTGACAATCTTTACATAAGTTTTAATAAAGTGTACCGGGTCTTCGGTACATTTAATAATCTCAGCAACTTGCTCTTCGGTATAAGAAAGTTCAACACCTACTTTTTTTAGGCGTTGGTTTCCCAAATACCCATCAATATTATCCATAATATTTTTTAATAATTACTTAATAATACTACGAAGCATCCATGCTTTTTTCTGATGAGCACCTAATATATCTTGTAAGAAGTTCGATACTGCTGGCTCATTTGCATTGTCAGCTGCAACAATACCTGCTCTTAAATGAATAATATAACGGTCATTATCCATCTTTAATGTGCGTAACATTGACATAGCATCAGGAACATTAGTTGCTTCTTCAATGTCGGCTAATTCTAAAAATCTTTCCATAGAACCTGGAGTGTATGAATCTAAATATCGAATGTGTTCTGCAATAAGATCCGTTTGTGCAAAAACTTCATTATAAAAACCATTTAAAAAGTCATGGTATTGTGGAAAGTTTGCACCTTCAATATTCCAATGATAGTTATGTGATTTTAGATATAAAGCAAAGTTAGTTCCTAAAATTACTTTAAGTTGTTGTATTAATTGTTCCATGATATTCCTTATTAATTGATGTGCTATTTATTGTTCTTTAAAAACTTAACTAATTCATTTGTAGAACCAACAAAAATAGCCTTGTCAACATTTAAATTTTTTGCATTTCCCGCAAATCCATCTCCATTTGGAGTTAAATCTTTGCGTTTCTTTTGCAATTCCAACAAATCTTTATTCATATCTGCAAGGTTTTTAATCAATCCTGCAGCTACCTCATAGGCACGAGGATGTTCTGATTCTTTAGCCACCGCCAATAATTGATCCATGGCAGTATTACCTTTGGCAATTAAATCTCGGATATTACTACGGGCAAAGTTAGCATCATCTTCTACTTGATTGGGAGATGTTACTTCGGTAGATTGAACTTCTATAACTGGATTAATCTCAATCGGTTCGGTATTGAGAGCTTCAGATAATTTATTATTCATTTTAGTCATTATGTATTAGGCCATTCACTAATTGTTTCAGAGAAACCAAACTCATCATCTACATTGGCAGTGATTGGAACAGGTGTGGTGATGACCAAGACTGCTCTTA